TTAATAATTCTGTAAAAGTAAAATTGGTTCTTAGTTTAGAATAAATGTCTTGAGGTGTTCCACTTGTGTATTCTACAATATGTGAAGTATTATAAAAATTTGTTAATGATTGGTCGCCAGTATTACCATCCCATGTACTATCTCTTGATGAATGAACTAATATCCATCCTCCACCATCAAAGTTCATATCACAATATGCTAATATTCCACTTGATGTATTAGATGGGTCTTGAATATAATAACCACCATTTGTTGTTGTAGATGTTAAAGTTTTAATAGCTGATGCTGAAGTTCCTGCTCTTGAAGCAGTAGTTCCATCAAGAGCTTTATTTACAATAATATTAAAATCTCTAGTTACTGTTTGAGTTCCATCTGAAGCACCTAATGTAAAGCTGTATGTTGTGTCTGCATTTACATTTGTTGGGTCGCCAGAAATTTGACCATTAGAAGTATTTAAACTTAATCCTGCACCAGATAAAACAGAAGTAGTTTCTGAATAAGTTATAGTTTCTCCATCTGCATCTGTAGCAGCAACTGTTGCATGAGTTCCAGTGGCTAAATCAGTAATTGTAGCTAAAGTACCAGATGAAGTAGACCATACTGGACTTGTATTAATAACTAAATTATTATCAAGTTGAGCTGTGTTTCCAGAAGCATTTGTAATCTTAATATCAAAAGGTTCTAAAGCTGCATTAAGTGTAGGAATAACTGCTGTAATTTGAGTTCCTGAATCTACAGTTGTTGATGAAGCATTAACTGAAGTTCCATCATTTCCTATAACAGAAACTACTGCTCCACTTAAAAACCCATTTCCAGTTATAACTAAACTGTTATTTCCACTTGTATTTGCTGATGGTGTAAAATTTGTTGGACTAATACTTGTTACAGAAACAGCACTTTCAAGTGCAATAAATTCAGAATTATTTCTACCCTCAAAAGCATTGGTTGTAGTGTTGTATCTAAACTGACCTTGCGTAGAGCCACGTTGTGCTGTAGTACCTGCAGCTACTTTAGTTCCTTCTGTTCCTGTATCAGTAATATCTTCAAAAGATACATCAAGATTTGATCCAGCAATTTTACCATTAGCTGTGCTTAGTAAATTTGCAATGTTTCTAGATCTTCCCATTATGCAACCTCTCTCATATTAATACTAAATACAATTCTTTCATTGGATTTATTTGGTAGAGAATAATGTACATCCTCTATATCAAATAAAATAAAATCATCTTCTTGAACATTTATTTCTTTTTTATTTAAAACTAAATTTCCTGAGTCTTTGTCCTTCAAAGGATAATATACTCCAGCTAACCAATTTGAACTTTTATCTTCAACTGGTTTATGATTGTGAGGTTTTACAAAACCTTCTTTATTGTATTTGTTAAACCAAAAATCAACAACTTCATAATTTCCTTTACTTAATTTTTTAAATGTTTCTATAATAGATTTAAAGGCATCTGAACCTTGCAATTCAAATTGATAACTTGATACACCATTCTCTACTAAATTATGTTTTAAAATTTCTTTTGACATTGGTATGTTTGTTTTTTCATTTATTTTTTTTAAAATTTCTTCTTTATTAGAAAGTTTTATATTTTCATGACTATGAACCATAAACCCTCCAATTCACTACAACTTCGTCCCATACATATTTAACAGTTTCATAGTCATCAGGTAAAGGCACAGGTGGATCCCATAGACATGTAGTTTCATTAAATACATAAGATGGAAATTGTTTAAAAGGAATAAAAGCATCTCTGCCTTCATCATATGTACCACCTATCTGAGCATAATTCATTCTAAAAGGTGTTCCTCCTAAAACATGCTCTCCTGCTTTGGTGTTATATGATGTTTGTTTCCAAACTGTAGAATGATCATTAAATAAATTTGCAATAAATGCTTGTCCTGTAGCCTCATCAGGTGCATCCGCATTATCTATTACGATAACATCCTCCACTACGTTTCCCTTTCCTAGTTTTGCAAAATGAGCCATATTAAATACTAAAAGTGCCTCCTGATGTAAATTTGTGATAATAAACTCCTCCAGAGTTACTAACAGTTCCTCCAGTTGCTTGTTGTGATGAAGCAGTATAATACATTATACAAATACCTGAGCCACCACCTGCTTGCTTTCCTCCGCCTCCGCCTGTGTTTGCTTGTCCACTACTTCCAGAGGCTCCACCACCTCCGTCTCGTGATGTACTGTTATTACCGCCAGAACCTCCTGCTGCATAGTAACCATTGTCACCTGATGATGATCCAGAAGCAATTGTTGAATACTGTCCCCCAGTACCTCCAGCTCCTCCTGAGCCTCCTCCTGAAGAACCTGCAGAGCCTTTACCGCCTCCGCCTCCGCCTCCGCCATCTTGTTGACCATTACCACCATTATTTCCTTGACCAGATGTACCTGAACCTCCATTTCCTGAACCACTGTCGTGACCTCCGCCACCACCTGATCCTCCTGATGCACCATGTTTGTTACCTCCAGCACCTGAAGATACGGCTGCTCCTCCGCCTCCACCTGTAGCAGTTGCTACACCTGAAATAGATGAGTTACCTCCGTTACCGCCTCTTGCTACACCTCCAGCACCACCTCCACCGCCTCCGATTGAAACAGTGTAATTACCTGATGCAGCCGAGATAGTCCCTGTAAGTAGGCCTCCAGCTCCTCCGCCACCAGCTCCAAAAAAATGATTACCACTTCCACCTCCAGCACCACCAGCAACTAATAAATAAGAAACATTAACTGGAGCATTAACAGTTATAGAAAATTCTCTTGCAGCAGTTACTGAGCTAGTTCCTTCAGTTGCAGTAATTGTAAATGTAGTAGTAGTATCTGATCCGACTTGATCAAAATCTCCAGTGATTGCTCCAGTTGAACTATTTAAGGCAACACTACTAGGTAATGATCCAGTTGTTACAGCATAGGTTAATGATCCTGATGTCACTGTAGCTGTTACAGCAGATAAAGTATAACTTCCATTTGATCTATCAGCGTTATCAACAGTACCTATAGATCCAGACGCTGTAGCAAAAGTTATAATTGGAGCATTTACTGTAATTGAAAATTCTCTTGCTGCAGTTTTACTACTTACAGTCTCAGTAGCTGTTATTGTAAACGTGGTTGTAGTGTTTGATCCTACAACATCAAAATTTCCTGTGATTGCACCTGTAGAACTATTTAGTGCGACACTACCTGGAAGTGCTCCTGAAGTCACTGCGTAAGTAAGCGATCCTGTAGTTGTAGTGGCTGTTACAGCAGACAAACTGTAGCTTCCATTTGATCTATTAGCATCAATAACAGTGCCTATTGTACCTGCAGCAGTATTAAATGTTATTATTGGTGAATTAACTGTGACTGTAAAAGCTCTTGTCTCTGTGTAACCTATTGCAGATATTGAGGCTGTTACAGTAAAACTAAAAACTGTGTCTGAACCAACAGGATTTGTAACAGTGCCTGAAATTGCTCCAGATGATGACATGCTCAAACCAGTTGGTAATGCTCCTGATGTAATTGAAAAAGTTGGTGTTCCAACATTTGCAGAACCTCCACAAGAAGATAAACTATAACCACCAGATCTCTGTGCGTCTGTAATTGTTCCAACAGTTCCAGCAGAAGTATCCCATGAAATAACAGGTGCTGTTATTGGAGTTGAACTACCCTCACTTGTTACTAACCACCCTTGTGTACTATCTATGTAAGTTAAATTTATTGCAACTCTATTAGTTTGTAAAACTTGGTTACTCGTTGAGCCTTCTATTTTATTGCCGTTTGGATTTATTGTACAATTGTTTGAATTAAAAGTTCCTGCATAATCTACTATTGCAATATTATCTCCTGCACTTGGAGAAGCTGGAAGTGTAACAATAATTGCACCCCCTGTAGTGTTTACTGCATAGCCTTCTTGAGATACAGCAGTAAAAGCAGTTGTTTTTACTGATTGCCAATCTAAACCCGCAACTATATCACCAGATGCACCTAAAGATATTGCTGTGCCATTTATTGTTATTGAAGAATTACTTAATTTTGCGTTTGCAATAGATCCAGCAAGTTTTGCATTTGTAACTGCTAAATCATTTATTTTTGATGTAGTGACTTCATTGTCATCTAACTCAATAACTTGTGCAGGAGGATTACCAATATAACTAGGCATTAAGTAATCTCCATAATTGATAAAGTTACATCAAAACTATTTGCAACGTCTGATTTAACTTTAAGCACATCTCCTGTCTCCATTACATACTTATTTCCTGTCATTAATTCTAATGCAGATTTAGCAGGGATTGCGGCTAGTTTTGCTATGTTTACATTATCTCCATCAGCATTTTCTAAAAATACAGTTCCTTCAATAGATTGACTTAATAAGTTTGCGATTGTTAAACCTAATACAATTGTGGTAGTTGAACTTGGCACAGTATAAATTGTAGCGAATGTATCTGCATTCGTGCTTGAGTTCTCTGAAGTTTTTACCTTAAAAGTATTCGCCATAATTTATCCTAACGCCACAGCTAAAGCTGTAGCTTCCCCTACACTTGCTGCACCAACTGGATCTCCAGCAGCATTTAAATAAACTGCTTTAGATGCAGGTTGAGTGCAAAAAACATTTTTAGTACCAGCTCCAAAATTGACAGCATTATCAGAATTAGAACTTGAAAGAATAGTATCTCTCGATAAAGTATCAGGTGTTGCATCCGTAACAGTTCCTATACCAACTTCAAAATCATTTGTTCCAGATTGAGATATTGCATAGTAAGTTGTATTACCTGTCCCAATACCTGAAACAAAAGATTCAAAACCTTGTACAGAACCACCTAAATTAAACGTACCTGTACCTGTAGTGGTCGTTGTCTCTTTAACTCTATCGTTAATGACAAGTGCCATCTAAACCTCTCTTACGTTAATCTTAATATTGCAGCAGATGTTGTAAATGCAGGAAACTGAATTGTAAATGTTCCTGCAGTTGCAGTCTTGTCTCCACCAAAATCTAAAACACAAACAGCGTCAGTAGTATTAGATCCACCATCAGTCGTTGTATTATAAATTAAAGCTCCTCTAGCTGTTAAGGTTACGCCAGTAAATGATAAATTTGCAAAACTAGTGATTGCTACACCTGAAGATACTTTTACACCTTGATTGACAAGTGCTTTACCACCTGCTGTATATCCAGATGATGATACTTCATTTGTAGTTGCATAATTTTCAGTTGAAGCACCTAAAGTTGCTTGTGAAGTAAACATTGCTAATTTATATGTATCAGATGATCCATCAAAATCATGTTTTCCTTGAAGTAACTCTTTTTTAAAAGTGTTACATATTGCATTAGTTGTTATAGCCATTTTTATTTCTCCTTATAAATTTTATGGTGATGGTGATTCTACTTTTAATCTTGGAACACCATCATCAAATTCTGCTCTTCTTCTTCTACCCATTTGTTGAATAGCAAAAGCTTGTATTTCTTCATTATACTTACTTTTATATAGGTTGTACATATCCATTGGTCCTTTTAGATATGCAAAACATTCACTTAAAACACCATGAAGTAACATTGACTCTTGGTATTGAGATAAAAAAGTTGTTGTCGTACTATTGAAATGCGGTGGTGTAACAATATAGTTAAGTTGAACACCATATGCGATATCTGGCGTAGGAGCTACAACAATAGTCGAATCATCCCAATTAGCATAATATTTAGGTTTACCCGTTGTATTGCTAGAATTAAATTCACTAATAAAACTTGTATCTCTTTTTTCCATAAATTGTCTAGCAGATGTAATTGTTGTATCAGCAAATACTTGAAGAGATCTAATAATTAAAAAATCAGCTGGAGTTACTATATATCTTTTATTAGCTGTAAAAGATGAAGTAGCATATTTTCTAGTATCATCATAATCTACTTTGCCTGCTATTTCTAATTCAGTATTACGAATAAATTGATCAATCAAAGTATCAGACAGAACATTAGCATCTACCTCTGTATAATTTCGTACTTGAGTTAAAAAATTTGAATAAGTTATTGCCATTATGAAATACTCACTGTTACGTTGCCAACTAAAGCATCTAAATTTCTTCTTCTATTTTGCAAAGCAGGATCTTCAGGTTGCATACTTGAAATAGAAGTAGTAATTCCATTTGTTGTAACTTGAAAAGTTTGTGTTTTAAATGCAAAGTCTCCTGGTAAAGATAAATTTGCGACACCAACTGAAATACCACCTGAATTAGCTAAAGTTACATCGTTAGCTGCTACTGTTGTTGGCTGTTGAAATTTTTGTGATCTTGTATTTCTTAAAGCGATAGCATCTGCTTTATGGTGAGGTGGATCTAATTGTGGATGTTTTGGTTCAAACTCAGAAATATGTACTAAGGATCCATTCCATTCTTTTACCATTTCTTTATAAGGAAATGCTTGTCCTGATCTGTCAGATATAGCTTGTGATCTTTTTCCGCTTGCGTATGACATTAGACTCCATCTCCAAAATAAGTTTGTGGTGAAATATAAACAGAAGTTCTTGAACCATCTTCATTAAGTGCTCTTAACAATTCATCTTCATACAATTGTTTTAATAATTGAATTCTATCTGGTGATCTTTTCTGTGCTAAATAATATGCAAGACCTGAACACATGCACGGTAAAAATCTATATGCCACA